AAGTGACCGGTTTGGTATCAGGTTTCTTTACTGAATTGGGAGATGGTAATTATAGATATACATTTACTCCAAATGCGAATGGTGTTTGGTATGTTAATGTAATAAATCCCGAGTATTTTCCTTGGGGAAAGAATGATGATGTATATGTAGATGAAGCTGATCTTACAAGCATCTATGAAATCGTCAGAAGAACACTTGGACTTGTGCATCATAACATGTATATTGATCAAGCAACATATGATGAGCACGGAAACATGATTTCCGCTCGAGTTAGAATCTACGATGATGCCGCAAATGTTGGGACAGCTGTGGGCGTTATTGAAACATATATGATTACATCTGATGCCGAAGCGTGTGGACAATTTAGCTTCTGGCAACAAGTTGTAACCCCGTAACAAGTTTAGAACAAAATATAAATGGAGGCACTCGTATGTCAGTAGGAATTGCTACAATGGGCATGTTTAATCCATGCTGCGGTTCAAGGACGGGTGGGGGTGGAGCACCGCCATATCGTCGTGACGAAGAAAGAATTAAACCACGAGTGCTTGTAACAAAGTTTGAGATGGAAACTATAAGTATAAACAAAAAAATGTTTGAAAATATTAGTGTTAAATTAGTCAACGAGGAAGACTAGGAGGATAAGTATAATGTTAAGATTAAATGTCAACGAAGCCAAACAATTAACTTTTGAAGTTCAGATTGGTGGAGTTCATGGAGACCAAATTGATAGTTTCTTCAGAATCGTATTTGAAGATGTTGAATACGGATTTCCAGCAAAAGTTGGTAGAGAATCAATTACAGTTGACCTTCCTCCGCTGAATCAAGTTATTGGCAAAAAAATAAAAGAAGGCGATGAAGCAGAAGTTAAATTGGAAATCGTTGCTGACGGTCACTATCTAACACCATGGTCTGATAGAGCAAAAATGTCTAATCCGTTAGTCATTGAAGCCAAAATCAGAGATGATGGATTTGTTCCTAACCCAACTCTTAAAACACAGCTTGTTGTTTCAGAAGATGGTGCTAGACATAAGACTACTGTTAAAGAAGATATCCAAGCGGAAGAAGATTTAACAGATAAGATTGTTAGCAAACTATCTGAAAAATTCGCTGATCTTATTAAGCCAAAAGTTGAAGTCAAAAGCGGAAGAATGGAAGTGGTCGAAGAAAGCTGTGGAAAGAAACACGTTAAAGAAGAAGCCGATGAAAAAGATGATGGTGATGAGCCACCTCCAATGGAAGACCAGGAAGAAGTTGAAGAAAATACTCCTTTGACAACTGGTGCTATGGAAAAGATCTTGGCCCAAACAATCAGTAAACTTGGTCTGCATACAGAAGGAAGCAGAACAACCAAGAAAAAGAAAGAGATAACATTAGAGCAGTTCAAACAGAAACTCACTGAAAAAGATATTTATAAATACATGGAAAAAGCTGGAACTCAAAATCCACAGATTCAGGAGATCGTCTATGAACAAGCTGTGTTGGCTGCCGGAAATAATAAACCTATTGAGGTATTAAGACAAGTCATTAACATAATGAAGAAAAAGAAAAAATCTTAATACTCGGGGGTGATAATATTTGAGAGGCTGCGATAGTTGTGTCAGATTAGTTTGGAGACTAAGACGTAGATGGCAAATTTGTAAGCACCCAATTTTACATGTAGAAAATAAAAAAAAGAAAAATGGAACCTTGAAAAATGGAACGTATTGTAAACCTATGCAGATTAAAGCGTAGCGACCAAGGAACTCGTGGAATGTTATTCTATGGGGATTTCAATTGTCAAACATTGGAATTGCCTTGGCGTGAAAATTTTAGAAGTGTGTCTTGCATTCCTGCTGGGGAATATCCTGTTAAGATAAGGATATCTCCAAAATACGGAGAAATTTATTGGGTTCAAGATGTTCCTGATAGAACATTCATTTTAATCCACTCAGGAAACTGGGCTGGAGATACAAGCAAAGGATACAAAACTCATGTAAACGGATGTATTCTTTTAGGACAAAAACGAGGCATCTTAGCAGGTCAATGGGCTGTTTTAAATTCGAGAATAACAGTTAAACGATTTATGCACGAGATGGATAATGAACCATTTACATTAAGAATACTCGAATCATTTTAGGAGGACCAAATTATGATAGGCTTAGACGTAATTCTCGGCGGAGTTACTGGTTTACTTGGTAATCTTATAACCGGGATATTGAAATACAAAAACCAAAAAATGGAATTTGATCATGAGGCCAAAATGGTCGCTCTTGAAACAGCGGCGATGAAAGAAGAAGCCAAAATGCAAATTGCTGTAACAAAGGCTGAAATTGAAGGAGCCGTTGAGTTGGCTGATGCTCAAGCATATACTGAAAGTTTGAAATCAGGACAGAAACCGATGTTTAGCGAGATGTGGATTGATAGACTTTTCAGTGTTGAAGGAAAGTTCGGAAGATTCTTTGCAGTTCCTGTAGCTGTATTTTTGGCAATGGGATTTGCATTTATTGATTGGTTGCGTGGATTAATGCGACCTGCTTTGACAATGTACCTGACTGCAATGTCAAGTATTATAACATACATGGCGTGGGATATATTACAAAAGAGTAACATGATTATGACTGGAACAGATGCTCTTGGTCTTTATAAAGAGACAACTGGAATCGTTATTTACTTAACAGTCAGTTGTGTAACATGGTGGTTTGGTGACAGAACAATGTCAAAAGCACTTGTTACAATGAAGAAAGATAAGGAAGCAAAAGGAACAAAATAATGAGCTGGTTTCGTAGAGAGCCACCACCGCCACCGCCAAGTAAGATACCCGGATGGGTGCAACTTGTAACCCCTGTAATAATGGCAATTGTTTTGGGGTTAGGAGCCTTTATTGGTAATAGTTTTTCGGAAACAATAAAGGATATAAAAACCCAGGTAGAAAAAGTTGATGAGAAGAAGGTGGACAACAAAACTCTTCAACTTATGATCGAACGCCAAGATATGTTGATTAAACATCAGCAAGAAGAAGCAGAAAGACAGAGAGAGTTGGATGCACAAAAGTTTGAGCAAATTCAAAAAACTCAAACTAAAACTTTGGAAAGAATTGAAACAATGCAGATTAGGAAAAATCCTGCTAAAATTTCTGCTCCATCTGGATTTTCTGTTCAGGGAAAATCTGATGGGCCAGAATTGGATACATTAACTCCGGAAGAATTTGAAAGATACATGAAAATGGATCCGGAGATAAGAGTTAAATACAAACAATACTTACAAAACAAAGGAAAAGATATTTCTGGCTTACCAGATTAGGGAGATGTTAAGATGAGTAAACAATTAAGATTGATTGCTGCTTACAAAGTAGTTACAAGCCGAGCATCAAATTCGGTGAAAGAACAATTTTTAAATTTCATCAAAGAAGATGCTTCAGACGCTCAAATAAAAGCTTTGTTAATGGACGGTAGAATAGTTCAATTAGATGAGCAAGCTGAGGAAATTGTGAACGACCGATTCATTGTAGGGTATTCACATTTAAATGAGTCAGGTATGTTTTTGCAAATTCTTGCAAAGATGACTGGTATATTGCCTATATGGAGAAAGCTGGCAGGTATCTTTTCTGATGCTCATCGAAAATGTGGTTTAGAAAAAATCTCAAAAGATAGAGATGCATGTCTTGCAAAAGCAAGACTCGGTTTCGCTCTGAAGAAAATTGAGATTATACAAAAAGCTATGGCTGACTGTAAACATGTTGGCAATCCACCACAATGTCAAGAGGTTATGAAAACACAACTTGAAAAAGAAAAAGCCAAAGCTAAAAAATACCAAGAGAAGTTAAATGCAGAAATTGCAAAAGGAAACACTCCTGGCGAAGAACCTGCACCAATTGTTGCAACCAGGAACTAAATAGGAGAGGATTATTACAATGGATAAACAATTGAGACTTATGGCTGCACAAATTGTGGTAGAGTCAAAGCTATCAAAAGCAGCAAAAATTCAAATGTTAAATTTTATTAAAGAAGACGCAAGTGATGCACAAATCAAAGCTCTTTTGATGGATGGTAAAATTGTCAAATTAGATGAGCAAGCAGAAGAAATCGTTAATGAAAGATTTAATGTCAGTGAAGCGGGCGGACGTGTTGCTAAACTAAGAAAGACTTATATGAGTCAAGTGGGAAATGCTACTGGAACACCTTTGCTTTGGGCAGCGTATCGAAAGCTTAGATCTTTACATGACACATGCACAAAGAGATGTGGAACATACGAATTGAATACTACTCGTAGACAACATTGTATGATTAAATGTAAAGTTGCCAAACTTGAAGGACAATTAGCAGCTGCAAAGAAAGCAGATCATAAAAAAGAAATTGCTAAACTGGAAACCCAATTGGTTAAAGCAAAAGCTGCTCTAAGTAAATCTGTACAGTCATTCAAAGACAGAGGAGCATCAGAACAGAACTAAAGAAAGGAAGAACTATGTTCAAAGATCGAATCATTAAACTACTCGAAGATAATATGACGGAAAAAGGTTTTGCATTATGGAATGGAATCAATCAAAGACTTCCTGATATATGGAACAACCCAACTTCGTCAACAGGAAAGTATCACAAGAAAATAAATGGCGATGTTCCAACACAAGCGGAACATGTATATCATATGTTGTATTCAACTGTTAAGCTTTTTAGAATGTTTAACATACAGACAAAAACCGCTGATGCAGATAAGATGTTATTTGCTGTGGCCTTACATGACTCATTGAAATATGGTAAGTTAGGCACGCGAAAACATACTGACTATCAACATGACAAAAATGCTGCTGATATGGTTTCGGAAAATAAAGAAACGTTCCAAAAGATTATGACCGAGGAACAATTTTATATAATGGAAGAAGCTATAAGGTTTCACTCTGGACAGTGGAGTACAGATGCGAAAAAGAAAGCATTCACATTTAATGACTACAACCCAGAAAGCATGTTTGTGCATATTCTTGATATGATGAGCACAGCGGATTTAATCCAGACAGACGTGAGGGACTAAATGATCGTAGCAAACTCGCAACTTATTCCAGAGTTTCAGTACTGGTTTAATCACTTTATAGTAAATTCAGTGGTAAACAGGTATGAGATTCCTATACCGGTTGAAGTCGATCCGGCGTTTATACCAAAAGGAACTACGATGATTACACATATCTTTATAAAAATGAAGATAGGAAACAATGCTGGCCAACATTAACAGCAATGAGATTGAACATTTATCCGGGTTCACAATATTTGGTTCCTGCAACAGAAGCTGAAGGAGGAACTAATATATTCAATTTGCAAGCTGATGATTTTTTAATGCTCGATGTTTTGTTGGCGTACAGACATGATTCTACTGCTTTGATTTTAGTTGATGCAACAGCTACATTCGATGCAACATCAGTTGAAGTAATAACAGATGCAACAACAGGAATTACTTATGTTTATGCTTCATTAAATACATTAAGCACACCGTTATCCAAAGAGATATTTTTATATCTACAATTTCAGTTGTATGATAATTGGCAACTATATGATGATATAATTGGGATTGTATCTGACTGCTCGTTACTGGCAACATGTTTCGAGTTTAAACTTATAGATGATTACTTCTCATATATGACAGACAGAGAGGTGCGTTTCGATATTAATTGTGACGAACCAGTGTAAGGAGATTAGATGGCAGACAAAATAGATTATTTTTGGCAGATATTTAATGCTGTAGCGGGCGAACCTTCTACCGTAACAGAATCTACCAATGCTATTGCCAAGTCTGATAGAACAAAAGTCGAATCTTATTTCTCAAATGTAATTGATCAGTTCACATTTGAAACCGCGGATTATAACAGACTACGCAAATTTATGATTGATTTATTTGCCTCCTTTAGGACACAATCATCTGTATCTCTACAATCAAGCGACCCACACGCTTTAACAAACTCCAATCTTGATGAATTGTTTAGAAGTATGGGGTACGGTCTTTCATCATCTCTAAGAGGGTTTGATGAAAATCCACTTGAGCAAAAAGTACAATTCTTTCTTGATCTTGTAAATTTATATAAGGTTAAAGGAACACCTCAATCACTTGTTGATGTTCTACAATATTATGGTGTAACAGAAGTAGATATTTATGAGTTCTTCTTAAAGAAAGATGCTCCGGGTAGTCTATTCTTTGATGGTAAAGCTGTAGCGGGAACAACTGTAAACCCAAGCGGAATTGGTATTCCGTATAATAATTTAACATCAACAGACCCACATTGGTTATATACTGCACAACAGATTTTACAACTTGACCAATTAAACAAAATAAATTTACCATCTAAGACTCCATATATCGGAGTACAACCTACGGTCAATCTTGAAGGCGCCGAGATGTCAATTATTGAGCGTCATGTTCAAGATCAGTATGACTCATGGCAATCAACTGGAATTATTCCTCCACCAAATGCGGAAGTTACATATACTGGAGAAACTGTAAGTTTACTTGAGTTGTATTTAGCTTGTATTTATATGTTTAATGATCTGTATGATCAAGGGGCGGACTCTCCTTATATACCTCCACCAACAGATCCTCGTGCAAGATTTATGTGCTACGATGGAACTAATGAAGACAATGAAGTACAGGTTATAGCAGAATATGATGCTCTAACAAAAGCAAAGGTTGAAACAAGAGATCAACTAAGAATAAGATATTATCAACATCTTGATTTGTTTTCAAGACAAGTTCAGAGAAACTTTTTAGTTGATGAAAATACAGCAGGTGTTGTTTTAAATACAATAAATCCAAGTTTAAAGGCTGCTCTTGATAGTGCTGGCGAACCTATAGCTGTTTTATATTCGCTACTAAAAGATTTAGCTCTTTGGGTTAGAGCAAACATTGGATTTGGATTTGTAAATTTTGGTTTTATTCTTTTTGGTATTCAAGAGTTCTTTAAAGATTTAAAACCAGTTATTGATTTCTTCAAACCATATAGAGCAAGATTGTTATTGCTTGAATCACTTCAAGTAAGAAACAGATTATTCAACACTATTGTTGTTGAAGACCAAATGAGTGTTGGAGCTAATCTTGAGTTTCATGATTTCTTAACAGGTGATAGTAAAGCATGTTGTAATACAGATGATTCCACATGTGTTGACATTACAACCGTTTGTCAGAGAGAGTTTGTAGGAGGCACACCACCTTCATATAACTGGAGAGATTTGTGGCAAACAAGCACATTATATGCTGTTGATGATGCTGTTGCTTCGGGTGTTGGATTCCAGTGGATTTGTATTCAGGCGCATACATCAGGAACCGAAACAAAACCAGGAACAGGAACTGATTGGACTTTATATTGGGAGTTGATGAGTGAAATTGTATGTACAGATGGTCCAGATGGAAGTTATTATTCAAGAGAAACTTATGACTGTGATTCATATTTTGATATTGGTGCGGTTACAGATATTAAAAAAGAGGTTTTCATTGAAGTCACAGATGAGATTCATGATCATCTAAGATGTCCTGTATCTGATACGACTGGATTCGTTGTTTCTGAAATATTGAATCTTGAATATGCTCAATCTTATTCAACGCAAATAACAAGCGGTGTTAATAATTTTACAGTATATTTTGATAAAACTCAAGCAGATACAAATTATTCTATTGGACTTTCTATTAGGTTTGATCCAACAGTTAATCCACTTGAAATACCAGAGCAATTCGGTATAATTGTAACTGACAAACAAATTTCCTCATTTAGTGTTTTACTTTCAGAAATAGTTCCATCTGATAATTATTATCTTGATTGGTTTATAGGTGATAGTACATGCTCGGCAATAGTTGATATAGATGCTACAGCTACGTCACAACTTGTTACAATTCCTGACCAAGGATCAACAAACTATTCTATTGCCGGTGTAATGTCAAATGTTATTGACTTGACCCCAGATATATACGGTTATACTATAAGCGATAAAACATCAAGTTCTTTCAAAGTGAATTTTTCAGGTCCTGTAACTTCTTCAAATTATAAGTTTGAATTTTTCATTTGCCCGGGTGATATATCTGGCAATGTTCCAATAGCTCTTGGTAGTACAACTGTATCTTATACGTTTGCAGTGCCATTGACTCATAATCAATATCCATTGACAACAGTATTAGATGCAGGTGATACAACAAATGTTTATGCATGGACAGTTATTGAAAAGACGGAAGTTGGTTTTACTGTTGAACTTTCTGGACCAGCACTCTCTACAAATTATACTATGTCTTGGATAGTTCCAAACCAAACTACACCTGGCATTGTTAATTTTGAATATTATCAATCAGGTGGATTCAGAGATTTTGATAGCGAAGGTACGTTCGATTGCACCCACGGTTTTGATCTTGTACAGATTACGGTTGAAGATGTAATCGCATACCTATTGCAAGAGACTGGATACTATCTATTACAAGAAAATGGTTATCGTATTATCCTTTAACCCACCTAAGCTTCTAACCCCTTATAAACAGTGATTATATCCTACGGATGTTGACTTTACTTTTTAGAACAAAAACATAAAATCAATACATTGATTTATTCCATTAGTTTAAGGAGAATAGTAAATGTCACAGCTTAGAAAAGAAATTTTGAAACTCGCAAACAATACAATTTTATCAAATGTTGAAATTGCTAAGGTTTGCAATTGTTCACCCAAGACAGTTTACAAGTATGCAGGTTCCCATTCAGATAGATGTAAATCAAAAATATCATGTGATTCAGAAGACATTTTTCAAATTCAAAAAACAGTCCTTTTACCCGACATCCACTATCCTCATTATGAGCAGAGAGTTATGGATGCAGTAAATGAGTTCATTATTGATTATAATCCGGACGAACTTGTTTATATGGGGGATCAAGTCTCTTTAGATTGTATTTCAGGGTGGAATAAAAATAGACCTTTACTAAAAGAAGGACAAAGACTATTAAGAGATTATGATGGATTCGATTACCATGTACTTCAAACACATGAAAGTATAACAAGAGATGATTGTCGAAGAACATTTATGATCGGAAATCACGAACAACGAATTGAATGGTATTGTCAAGAACATCCTGAGTTAGATGGGTTTATAGATATGATAAGACATCTTGGACTCGAAGAAAGAGGATATAATGTTGTTCCATTCAATGAGATTCACAGTGTTGGAAAGTTAGCTGTTATTCACGGATTCTATTGGAATAAATATCATGCTGCAAAAACACTTGAAGCGTTTGAAGGAAATGTAGCATACGCACATGTTCACAATCCACAAATGTATGCTAAGGTTTCACCTATTGATAGAAAAGGTTATCATACCGCAACCTCACTGCCATGTCTCTGTAACATCAAACCCGATTACAAAAGGAACGCTCCCAACTTTTGGATCAATGGTTTTGGTATTGTAGAACATCTGCCAGCTACAGGTTATTTCAATCTATACACAATTATTATCATTGAAGGTTCGTTTATGTACAATGGTAAATATTACGGCAAAAATATTTAAAGGCAAAAAAAAGTAAGGGGGCTTTCCGGGCCTCCTTACTCTTTTTAATTGGGGTGGATCAATCGCCCACTGGGACGGGCCCAAATATGATCCGTATTCGGAATCCCCAACAGCAGGCACCCCAAACCTTAAAAGTTTATCTGGATTCGTTTTCCCGTTGAAGGGATTGCGATTGTCAGGTTCTTCGATCCGAAATACAACACCCTATCCTCACGCAAAATTCGATGAGGCAGACCGGCCTCTATTTCATCAAGTTTCGTTCCTGGAACAAATCCCTCAACCTGTTTGACCTGGATGCCTTCGATTTCCAGGGTTTCGGTGGAGATGTTGTTGATGATCTTCTTGTGGGTTTCTTCCTCCATGACATTCATGGCACCAAGGCGGCGTTTACACATTCCACATTCACCTTTGATCTTTTCCTCGGTTATTGGATTCCCGGACTTAACTGCACATTTGTCACAGTAGAGTAGCATTTATAAGCTCCTTTCATTATGTTTAATTCTGTTAATGTCAACAGACCTTTCCGAAGTTTCCATTCGGTCAAGTCTTTTCCACAGTAACCACAAACATATCCCATTCCAGGAAGCAGTGAAGGTGCCGAAAAACGACTATCAATTCCGTATCCACAGTTCCAGCAATGATTCTGATAGATTGCAAATTGATCATCCTCTTGAGGAAGGTCACAATACAAACAGGCCATGATAACAAACCCACCTTGTAACTTCTCAATTTCAATCATTGTTTGTTGGTGACATGTGGGGCAAACTGGATGTGTCATTCATCCTCCTTGTACTTGTTGAGGTTAATGTAACTTAACACCCCAGCATAACCTCCTGTAATGAAGGCAACCATTCTTCCACTGTATCCGTTAGTGTTAAGGTTCTCGACATCCGATACATCATCGTCTCCAAGTCCTCCTGTAATTCCGTATGCAAATCCCGTAGCCATTGTAAATGAATTGAACCCAAGCGTAAAATCAGAGTGCCTGGTTTTCGGGATTAAGGTTAATGTTGTTCCTACAACCAATTGTGAAATGAATCCTGATGCTGCAAACATCGCTCGTTGATCGGAAGATGCTTCATCCCAACCATCGGCATAGACAACTCGATCACTCCATGAGAATGATGTGTCCATCCCCATTAGTTCGCCGGTTAGCATATGCCCTAAAACTTCATGGGTTGCTAATGATGCTACAGCACCAACCACAACAGGTAAAACTTCACGATCTTCAAAATCTCTGGCATTGATGCCAAAGAAGTAAAAGTCCCAACCGTCTAAACTGCCTGCTCTAACTAAAGATACAGACGCCAATACCATAAGGATACTAAATAGAATTATTAATTTTTTCATTCATCCTCCTGCCACCTTCGATAGTAACCAGAAAATACGAATAATACAAGCTATCATTCCCAACCCACAAGCGGTACCAAGGCAGGCATTGCCAAATTCAGTATCACACCAATCTTTAGAGTTTGGATCTGGATTGTATATAGCTTTATCCATTTTTATTTTCCTTCCATTTTTTAAATGCTTCGTCAAAATCTTCACCGCGGTCTTCAACGATTTTTCGACCGGCTTCGATGATCTTGGAATACCCCATGCCCGACTCCAAATCTTTTCTCATGAAGTCGATCATGTTCTCAAATTCTTGGCTTCCTGGTTCCGGCATTGCCATCATGACCTCCTATGTGTTGATAGTTGAATGACGTTTTCGTCTACTTCATGATATGTTTGAACCATGAATCCGTAGTTGCCGAGAAGTGAAACTAGATGAGAAATGTTTTCTGTTTCACATTCCTTATCCAATACTTTTCCATCGGTGATTCTTTGTGCTTGAATACGGTATTTCTTTTTCATAGTTTTCTCCTATTCTACTTCCATTAGAGCGTCGATAATCATTTTTAATTTCATTCGACACTCGATTGATAGTGATGATGCTCTAACTGACTCAAGAAAGTTAAGTATGTCATGTTTATTAAGGAAGACTCGACCATCGTACTCTAACATTTGAACATTAAACTTCCGACTCATAATCCCCCCATATACAAGTTATATAAAATTTTCGGTTATTGTCCTATCACTAATTTATATATATAGTTAGAACAAATATAAAAGGGTGATTTTCACCAATGGACTTTAAGCAAAATAAAATTTGAGGTCTTAGTCCATGACCTGTAAAAGGAGAAAGACCATGACATACAAAGATGCGTTCGTCGTAGAAGTAAAGTGTAACGGCAAAATTTTGAGAATGAGAGATGATTTTGTCCACCTTCCATTTGGTTCAGAGTATTCAATTTATTTAAAAAATCTCAGTGCAAGAAAGGCATCCGTTAAAATTAACATTGATGGACAAGATGTTCTTGATTACAGTGCGTTGATTCTGAATCCAAATACAAGTACAGAATTAGAAGGATTCTTAAGAGGTACAACAGCAACAAACAAATTTAAGTTTATCAAAAAAACAAAAGAAATACAAGAGCATCGTGGCGATAAAATTGATGATGGAATGATTAGAGTGGAGTTTGCATATGAAAAAGATAAACCTATCAGAAAAGTTATTCTCGAAGATCATGACCATCACCATCATCACCATCATCACCATGAGTACGATCATTATCATTGGAATCACAATAATTGGTTTACTGGCGACTCTACAATAAAATACGGATCTGTTGGTGGTTCATCAGGCGACGGTGTTAGAGGAATGGCTCAATCATCATTTACAATGAATAACTCAAAGGGTGGGGAACCAGTACAAAGTGCTTTCTACTCTAATGTAACAATGGACTCATTGGGGACAGAATCTTTAGGAGCTCCTTTGGATGATGAAGGAATCACTGTTAAGGGAAGCGAAATAAGACAGGATTTCAGATACGGAACAATTGGGGATCTTGATCCAGCTGAAGTTATTATTATTAGAATGAAGGGAATTGATAATAATACAAATACTCCTGTTCAAGCTCCATTGACAGTTCAATCTAAATTAACTTGCTCGAGTTGTGGTAAAGTATCTAAATCTTCATTTAAATACTGCCCAAATTGTGGAACCTATTTAGAGTAATTTCTAAAGGGTATAATCATTTAAACAGATGTAGCTTTACTTGATTATACCCTTTATTTTTCGTCAGCATTACTAAACAGGTAACAAATTCAGAACAAAATATAAAGTAAAACCTCACTTTATTAGAGAGAAGGAAACTGATTATGGAAAAGGTCAAAGACACAAAGATTCTAATACGGGAATCGTATGGTGACAACTGTCTAGTTGATCAAGTTAATGTAAACAAGCCGGTTGAAAGAAGGCCAAAAGGCGAAGTACTTATCTATGAACAACGTGAAGACGGTAAAGAAAAACTGGTACATAAAAGCAATTTGGTTGTTTATCTTGGGCGAGAAATGTTGGCACAGAGATTAGTTAACCTCAACAATGCAAACGTGACTCCAACAAAAGATGAATGGGTCCAATGGTTTGGTGTTGGAGATGGCGGTGTAAGACCCGCTGATCCTCTTGATCCAACTCCACCAATCAATGATGATGAGTTTTTATATTCTCCTGTAATGGTAAGCGATACAACCTCTGCTCTTTATGCAGATTTTCATACAGCTGGAGAAGTTAGAGCTGCAGATTCATACGTTTACCCATCAACGGGTTTTTATAAGAAAATCTTTGACCAAGAACCAACAAACCAAATTGAGTTTCAAACAGATATTTTAAATGATGATAGATATTTAGTGATAAAAATTACAACTACAATTGGAGTGAATGACGCAAACGGACAACAGTTAAGTGAAGCTGGTTTATTCTCTGCGGCTAGTGCCACAGGTGGATATAGTGGGCAATTCAGTCTATTTGCAAGAGTTACATTCCCATCATTGATCAAAACAGCGGAAAGACGTTTGATCTTTGTATGGTACTTATACGTTTAAAAGGAATTGAATATCAAAAGGATTTTTTTAGCTTAGACCTGGAGAGGAAAGGAAACTTAAATTAGAGAGCCAAACTATTAGAGAAAATTATATATTAATCGGAGGAAAGAGATCATGGCTAATGTATCTCCGGGTGTTTTTACAAAAATTATCGACCTGTCAACATTTGTACAAGCGGTCCCATCTACAATTGGGTTCTTGTGTGGTTTTTCAAGAAAAGGTCGAGACAACGAAGTAATATTCGTTGGGTCAAGAGCTGATTTGATCAGCGAATGGGGCGAACCACGAATTACTGATTACACAAAAAATTACGGTCAAGGTCCATATCTTGCATACAATCACTTAGGTGAATCGGGTGCGTTATATTGGATGAGATGTTTGCCAGACGATGCTACATATGCAAACATGAGAATTGATGCAAAATTGGCTGCGGCTGATGCAACTGCAAGTGTTACAATTACTTATGTTGATGGTATTAATTCAGAAGCAGAAATTACAACAAACCTGGCAACTGTCGGTGATGTACAACCATTGGGATTCTTAGTTCCTATTGGTAGAGGTGATTGGTACAACTCTTTAGCAGTTAGATTTACACAACATTCAAATCCAACTCTATATGGAGTATATGTGCTGGACATCTATGAAAAACAATCAGATGGTGAAGATGTTATTATCGAGTCATTTGATGTATCGTTTGATCCTTTTGCAGTAGATAATGGTGGGGATTCAATCTTCATCGGTAGTATTCTATCAACATATTCATCTGTGTTGAGATTCTATATGGAATTAGCAAACGGTGAATATACTGATGGATTCAATCTTGTTTCTAAAGTATATGACAAAAACATTGGTACAGTTACTGTTGATTTAACAGCTGGTTCAGCTACAATTACAGATAACAAACAAGAGTTTGAAGATTGGGAAACTAATCCTGCTACTGGAAATGCTGAGTATGTTGTTGAAGCTAAGGATGCAAAAGGTAATTCAATTTGGGGATGGTTAGGAGCATCTGGTGGTTTTGATGGTGATGCAATTGACGTATATCCTGATAGAATCCTTACAGCAGGAACACCAGGATGGAACGGAGCTGTTTCAAGTTTCGATGTTAATTCTGTTGTTTCATATCAGATCAAACAATCAAATGGCAATGTAGCTGAAGCGTTTACTTCTGCTGAACCTACACCACTGAGAAAAGGATCTGAAGGTTCATTGGTTAATGCGGACGGAAGTCTAAATACCACTGAAGCAGAAACGCTTCTTGAACAAGGTTACTCAGGATTGATTGATGACCAAATTCTTGATACAGAAAACATTTACTTTACCCTTGTATATGATGCAGGGTACCCAGCAGATGTTAAGACTGCAATCAGCACATTGTGT